TATATTACCTTTTCCTCTACGAGTTTGTTGTCCGATTGCGTTAGCATCTCTTTCCAGAGCGAACATTAAACCTTTGAATTTCTCAACAGACCAACGACCGTTTGAATCAGTATCTAAATCAAAGATTCCAGCAGTAGTTGTGTTTACTTGAGCACCTTTAACAGCAGAGACGTAAATACTTCTTATTACTTCTCGGTTGATTTCAGCAAGAATTTCACCAGACAATATATTTGCTAGTTCTGTTTCTGCATCTAAACCATGAATTGCTTTAAGGTCTTGTGCAAGTTCCATTGTGTACTCAGCTTTTAAAGCACGAGTAACAGCGGTAACTGTTGTTTTTTCTATACTAAACGCCATCTCAGCAAATGCGTTAGCACCAGCATCTCCTAAAGCCTCACCTTGTGCAGTAGTCATACCTGTTGGGGATGTATACTGACCAGCAGATGGACTGTCGTTTAATGCAGATGGGTTTGAACCTGTCATTGCAGATGATGTTAAGTCACCAGCAGCGTCATCATTAGATATACCTGAATCAGCTTCATCACCTAATGCTTCAGCACCGTCCATAGATGCAAATCTTGCTCTCATAGCAAAGATAAGTCCTGTAGGACCTGTCATTGGTTGTACACCACATACATCATATGCGATTAAGTTAGGCATTGAACGTCTAACTAAAGAGATTAAGATTGGGTCCCAGTTTTCAACATCAGCACCTGTTGCGTTAGTTGGCGCTGCTTCTGAAAGAAAGTTCCTATCTTCTCTTATTGCTTTCTCTTGGTTTTCAAGAATTACGGTAGTTACTGCCCTTTTATATGCATCTTCGATTTTTGGCAAATCTGGATGTGCAAGGACCGGCGACCACTTTTCTTGTAGATTTTCTGTTTGAAACATTTTAGTTTTCTCCTTTAATTTCTACTTTTATTTATAATATTTACTTACTTGCACCCTTGACAGCAGTTCCAATTGCTTTACTGTATGCAGCCATTGAATCTGTAATGTCAATGTCCTGTGCAGGGCCAGTTTCTACATTATCTATATTTTCTGTTGTTTCCTTAATAGTTCTAGGGAAATAACTTTCTTTTAAAGTATCAAGTTTACTTCTGAAATCTTCTTCGTTACCAAAGTCAACATCCTCTGTAAGTCCTTTAAACTTCTCAATTTCTGTATCAGCTAAATCAGAAGAAACCTCTGATATAACTTTGTCACGAGTTAAAGAGTCATTAGATTTTTTAAAGTCGATTGATTCCTCAATTGATTTATTAACCTTCTCCTCTAACTCAGCGATTTTGTCGGACTGTGCTTGTAACACATCATATTTTTCATCAGGGATGTCAACATAATGGTCTTCAAACAGTTGTTTTAAACCAGCAATAAAGTCTTCAGCAATTTCACCTTTAAGACCTCTTTCTACTGCAAGTTCATTTTCCTTCATCCATTCTTCAACAACATAGTTCATGTATGTATCTACTTTTCCTGTTAATTCAGATTTGTTAGATTTAATACCTTCTACTATTTCGTTTTCGTAATTTTCTTGTAGTCTTGTAACTTCACTACGAACTTTAGATTTAACTGCTGATTCAAAAACTGTTGCAGCTTTTTTCTTAAAGTCTTCTGATAAGTCACCTTCTCCACTCATTAAAGCATCCACATCTTCTTGAACATTAATATCTTTAATTCTTTGTTCAACTGCTTCTTTCTTTAATGCTTCTTTTTCTTCTTGTTCAACAGAAGTTTCACCTTCCATTTTATCCATCATTTCTTTCATTTTCTCGTAAGTAGCTTTGATAGTTTCCATTCCCATTTCAGACATTTCTTTAGTCATGTCTTTCATAGCATTAACCATTTCCATTTTATCCATTTCTTTAACTTCTTCTGTTTCAGAAATATTTTCTTGGTCGTCTGTCATTTCTACTTGGTCACCAGCAGCTAAAGGTTTAGCAACTTTCTTTTTTCCATCATTAGGTGACATATCACCTTTCATTGATTTTAGTCCAGATTTCTGAGCAGCATCGTCCTTTTTCTCACTTGCTTTTTTACCAGCTTGAGTTCCAGGCCCTGATTTGTCAGATGGATGTGTTACGGCAGGTCCCATATCTTGTACTTCACCGCCGGGTGTTACACTTGAAGCGTCAGAAGCTTTTAAAGCAGGTTCTGTCGGAGCAGCACCTTTCTTAGGAGCATCAGCACCATTGGCTTCTTCTAACTCACTAAGCACTTCTGCCTCTAATTCTTCAATAGTCTTTTCGATTTCATTTGCCATTCGGATATCTCCTAATTGAATCTATTGTTTTTAAAAATATAATTCGGTTATATTAACATTTATTTATACATCATAACATTTTCAAAAACTTTGCAAATTCCAAAGATTCTTCCAATGTCTGTTTCTTCCGAGCTTTAGCGTTGATTCTTTCCTTCATATCAACTAATTCGGCTTCCATTAATGCCCCATGATTCCATACCCACTCTTTTCCTTCCATAATACCTTCTACGAAAGCACTAGGAGCAGATGGGTCTGAAACAATATCAGCGGCAGTTGCGAGATAAAAATCGTCTCTTACATAACTTGCACCATTTTTTTTAGTTTCTAAACTACCCATTCCTCTTGAAGAAACACCGAGTTTAGCACCCTCTTCCATAAGGGTCTTAACGATTTCACCCATAGGTGTTGCAAGTATTTTAGCTTCCCCTATAAAGTTTTGTCCGTCTTGGTATAGTGCAGTAATCATGTGAGAAGCTCTTTCTAGGTTTATTGTAGGACCTTCTGGGTGTCCTAACTCACCGTATGCTCTTTTCTCGTTAATGAATTCTTTGTTGTATCTTGCAACTTCTTTTTGAAGTATTTCCATTGGATATACACGACCATTCTTATTCTTAATTTCAGCCTGCATAAAGACACCTTTAATCTTATAATCTTTTTTACCGTTTGCTTTTTCTTCTGTAATGTATTCTACATTTTGTGCGATTGATTCAGATATTAGTTTTACTTTATTCATAATACTCTCTATGTTGTATAACCTGCGTCTTTTTTAAATTCAATTATAACAAATCCAGATGTACCGAAAGTAGTTATTTCATGGTCACCAGAAGTTGCTGTTGTGTTAGCGGCAGTTCCTTTAATTAATCCAGCAGAACCATCATAGTGTCCAGTTCCAGCAAGTCTAATTTGAACAATATCAGTACTGGCAGCGACTTCTTGAATTTCAATATGTCCAGTATCGTCATCAGCACTTCCTTGAGTCAATGCCCACCAAAGTCTACTGATGTCTAGTTTTGCACCGTTTGCATGACCATCTAAACCACTTGCATCTAGTATAGCACCATTTGCAGCAGCATCATCTTCGATATCAACCTTAACCGTAACTGTTCCACCAGCGCCCGGAGCGTTAACTACGGTGTCTCTTAGTATTCTTGCAACAATAGCCATCTAACTACTCCTGTTAAATTGATAGTACTTCTTTTTCAAAATACGAAAGAAGGTCTTTTTCAAGAACCCTTTTCTTCTTACTTATATCTTTAATAGTCTTTTCAAAGGTATTTAGGAAATCCGAAGGTTTAGTATCCATTATTTTAAATATTTCATCTACAGCACCTTTCATTTTAGGACTGAGTTTTTTATATTCTTTGGATTTTTTATGTTCATCCTTTTCAAAGAATGTAATATAAACTTCTTCAAACTTCTTAGTCATCATCCTCAACCTTGTTTGATTGAACAAATGTATTAGCAACTTCCTTTCTTTTTACTTCTAATGCATCTCCAACCTTTGCAGTAATTGAATCTTTAAAAGCTTGTTCAGCTCCTAGATTATCACCATTAGATAAAGCATCTATTACGTCTTTAGTTTCCGCCATCGTCTTCTCCTTTGTTGTTCACCCCATCAGAATCTCCTTCCATATCATCTGGGGATATAAATCCACCACTTGCATCTTGTGGGTATCTTGTAATACCATCTGTGTTGTCTGGCATATCAATACCACCATCATCAGTATCAAGTCCTGCTTCTTTATTAATTTGGTCTTGCATTTCATCTCTCTCTGCATCTGTCATATTTAGTACGTTTTTTTGTACCCATTCTTTACTATAAAATGTTCCAATATATGTTTCAATAGTTTGTAATGCATTTAACCTATCTTGCATCAATTCTGCTTTTTTCAATTCAGCAAAATGTCCATCTTGTAAAAAGTCATATTGAATATGTTCTTTCATCTTATCCCAATCTTCTATAGTAACAATACCTTTTAGAATCAATTGAGACTTTAACATGTCAGTAAATAGTGGGGTAAATCTTTTTCTTAGTCTTTGTACAAACTTTGTGAATTTTAATTCATCTCTAGTAATCTCACTAGAACGACCTAGACTAAATCCACTTTCAGCTTCCATTCTAGAAATAGGTACGTTTAATGAACGATACAATTTATTTTGGAAATATTTTATATCTTCTATCTCACCTAAGTTAGAACCGCCTGGTAATGTTTGAATCTCTGTTCCACGACCACCCTCTCTACGAGGTAACCAGAAGTCTTCTAGCATTGACATATGATTTCTGTCATCACGAATCTCACCTGAAGATGCATCATAAACTAATTTGTTACGATAACGATTCATAACATCTTTTAAATATTGTTCTGCTTTCATCTTAGGAAGATTACCAACATCAATATAAAATATTCTTCTTTCTGGTGCTCTTGATATTCTGTATATCACAACAGAATCTTCAATCATTCTTAATTGATTGACAGGTTTGATTGCTTTTTGTAAGTGTGAAAGTACAGTACCTTTGTTTTGGTCAATTAAACCAGAAGGTACATATGTAATAGAATCATCTGAAATTTTAAGACCTTCACTCATAGCCCCAGAATTTAATCCTTTATCATTGTATAGGAAAAAGTCTGAAACACCTGTCACCATATCTAAAGATGTGCCAGGTTTCGTTTCTTTATTTACTTGTCTTACTTTTCTAATTTTTTTAGGGTCAATGTATCTTACTTCAACGATACCTTTTTTAGGATTTTTTTTATCTATCACTTTGTGATAAAATATTCTACCATCAACATACCATCTTCTGAATATGTCGTGTCCTTTTATATCAAAATCTAAAAGCGACATTATAGTATCAAACTCTGCACGAATTTTAGTTTTAATACTTTTTGGATAATTCAATCTGTCAAGTTCGATTGCAACTGCCATATCTTTTTCATTTGATACGATTGCTTCATTCACGATATCTTCTACTGCACTATCACATTCAGCTTGTTGTGATACCTCACGATATCTACGAATTAAGTCAACTTCAGACCTTTCCCTACCATCTGTGTCCAGTACTTGCCCAAAGAAACCACCACCAGCAATTTCGACTGTTCCGTCATCATTAGCTGGTACTGTGAATTTTTCTTGACTTTTGGTGTCCTTTGCTCTTTCAAACTTGAAACCAAATAGTTCTGCCATAATATATTCTCCAATTAATCTTTATTGTTCCCTATATTTATAAGGAAAAAAAAGACTAGTTTAGAAGTTCACTCCAGAAGCTTCAAAGTGTTGATACTGCCATACACATTCAAATGTTTCGATTGTTGTATCTTCAGCAGATTGCAATGCTATTTCACTTATTGATGATGGCCATGAGTTCTTAAATATATAAGTTTTAAGAGTTGTACCATCTCTATCTAATTGTTCAACAGTTAAGTCTGTTGCATAGTCTGCCATTGATTGAACACCAGTATTGTTTGCAAAATCATTCATACCATTATTCCATCTTTCAAAAGCATTTCTTATCATGAAATCTGTATCATTATAGAATGTAGTAGACCATGTTCCAGCAGCAACCCTGTCTCCAGCAATGTTAATAGTTCTTCCTCTGTATTTTAGTTCAACTACTCCTAACTCAACAGCAGGTAATGAAGCAGCACTACATAAAAATGAAGTTCTTCTAACATCTAGTCCAATTGCGATTCCAGCTGGTGGTACGATAGTTACACGATACTGATTAGTTCTTGCACCACCACCGATTAAATTTGCTTTAAAGTCGTCTATTTGTGCCATGATTAACCCCCTACTTCACTAAACGAAACACCTGTTCGAGTAGCAACAAAGTTTAATGTGATGAAGTTAATAGAACGAGCAGGTTTAACAAAAATATCTGCAACAAATTCGTTTCTATCTATAACACTTCCTGTATTGTTTGATGCATCACACTTCACTAGGAAGTCTGTGATACCTCTACGACCTTGAACATCTCTTAGGAATGGTTCAATTAAACTTCTAAATTGTGCCCTTGTGAACTCATCATTGAATTCAAAGAGTTGGAATTTAGCAGCAGTCGCAATTGCTTTTTCTAAGACTAAGAACAATCTTCTTACGTTGATTCTATCAAAAGCACTCGGTTTGGTTTGAGCAGTTTTATCACCAAATAAAACTACACCTTGGCCCGGAAAATTAACAACAGGGTTAACTCTTGCTTGATAGAGAACATCTCTATCAGCTTTGTCAGGGTTAAAGGATAATTTAACTGCACCTCTAATATTTCCTCTGTTAAATCCAGCAGGTGAGAACCATGCATCAGCAACATCATCTGTGTTTGCACATAATCCAGCAACTGAACTGTTTAATGGCACATGTCTATAGACATCATTGTACTTGTCATACATGTACATATATCCACTATCCATTACCAAATAAGATGAACTTGGTATTAAGTTAGCAGCAACTTTTACATTACTTGCCTGTTTAGAAGATGTTGTAACACCGACTGTAGCAGAGCGATGTGGTGAAACAAACGCAACACAATCTTTTCTACCCTCTACTAAATTTATTAACATGGTTACATGAGTATCATGAGCACCAGCAGTATCTCCAACGATACTTGATGAACCACCGATAACTAAATTGATATCTTCTGATGCATCATCTTTAAATTTATCATATGCAAGTTCAATCTCTCCAGCAGAAGTAGAGTAATCATCTGTTCCACCTGATAGAGTATCAATCGTTGTTGGTATCACACTTGTATAAGCTGCTGTAACATCTGTTCCCCAATTACTACCAGCACTTATATGGTCTGTCCAAAATATAAATAATGATTTTGAAAATATTACGTTTGGATAATAG